TATCTAATTGTATACGTCTAAACGTTAGACGAATTAAAAATAAACATAACAATATGACTTACAGATTAAAATTAAATCAAGTTAAAGAAGTATTAGGTATGGAAATTAAATTTGAAGCTATCACATTGGCTGATGGAACAAAAATCGAAGTAGAAAAATTCGAACCTGGGTTTGTAGCAAATATTGTTGCTGAAGATGGTTCATTAACTCCTGCACCTGCTGGAGAACATATTCTAGAAGATGGACGTTACATTGAAGTTGATGAAAATGGAGTTATCATGGAAATTTCTACACCTGAAGAAGATGCAATTGCTGAAGAAGAAACTACTGTTGAAGTAGCTGGTTCTAAGAAATTCGAAGATGCTCCTGTTGAAGCTCCAGTAATGGACGTAGCAATGGCTGAAATGATTGAAGCAAAATGCGCAGAAGTTGCAGAAGTAAAAGTAGCTGAAAAAGCTGAGGAATTAGCAAAGAAATTTGCTGAAGAGAAAGTTGCTGAAATTATCGATGAGAAAATGAAAATGATTTTCGAAGTTGTTGATGAAGTTGCTAACGAAGTTGCTACAATCAAAGAAGAAATGGGAGCATTCAAAGCTAAATTTGAAAAGTTCGCTAAAGCACCTGCATCTGCAGGACCAAACAAGGTAAACATGCCTAACATTACTACTGCATTCGATGCATTCGAAAACAAAGTAGAAATCTTAAAAAATGCAATGAAATAATTCATTAAATATTAACAAAAATAAACAATAAATAATATGTCATTTAATTTATCAGGTTTAACTACTTATGTAGATCAAACTTCACAAACAGACTTAATTACTAAAGCGTTACTAAAACCGCAAACAGTAAACAACTTGACTGTAAAAGCTGGATTAGTTTCAGGTACAGTTAACTTAAACATCTTAGATGCAGTTGCAGACGTAAAAGATGCAGCTTGCGGATTCGGAGCAGGAGCTACAGGTTCTAACTCTACAATCTTCACTCAATTACCAATCGTTGTTGGTGCTAAAATGATGAAAGAGACTTTATGTCCTGATTCACTTTACGATTACTGGTTGTCTTCTCAATTATCTGCTAATGCTATGCATGAATCAGTTCCTTTTGAACAAGCAATCGCTGAATTGAAAATCAAAGAAATCAACAAATATGTAGAATCTACTTTATGGGCTGGAGACGGTGCTAACTTAGATGGTCTATTGTTCCAAACTTCAGTTGCTGAAGGTGCTGGTGATGCTACTGCTTATGCTACTGCATGGACTGCTGCTGATGCTGTTGAAAACATGTGGGGAGTTATTGATTTAATCCCAACTGCTTTGAAACAAGAAGATGATTTAGTTGCTTTCGTATCTTTCGCTACTTACTCTAAATTAACTCAAGGTTTACAAAAAGAAGGTAACTCTATCTTGTTACAATATCCTAATGTAAACAACGTAACTGGTGCTGCTGAAAACTCTTTCATCTTCCCAGGTACAAACGTAAAAGTATTTGCAGCTCCTGGAATCGTTGATCCAGCTGGAGATTCAGCAGTAGTTGTTGGACCTAAAAAATACATCTTTATGGGTACTGGTATCGTTGATAACCAAGATCAATTCAAATTCTACTACGATCCATCTCAAGATCAAGTAAACTTCATGTCTAAATTCAAATTAGGTACTGCAGCTTACGCATCTCAGTTCGTTTCAACTGTAGCATAATTTTAACCACTAACTATGGGGATGTAAAAGTCCCCATTTACAAATAAAAATAAATAATAATCAATATGGCTTGTTTAATTAATAGTGCATTAGCACTTGACTGTATGGATTCTATTGGTGGTCTTAAAGTTGCTTACATTTTAGCTGGAGAGATTACTAGTACTGTTGAAGTTGCAGGAGAAATCACTGACATCAATGGAACCGGATCTTTCTATGAATTTCAATTAGCGAAAGATACTGCTTTCTATAATGAAACTATCACTCCATCTAACGCTAATGGAACTGTATTCTACCAAGGAGAATTAACAATCGTTCTTCAAAAAATGGATGCTGCTAAAAGAAATCAAATTCTTTTATTAGCTGCAAACAGAGACTTAAGAATTGCATTCGTAGATAATAACGACAAAACTTACATCATGGCTCTTACTAGAGGTGCTGTAATGTCTTCTGGAACTGCTGCTACAGGAACTGCTGTTGGAGACTTGAACGGATATACTTTAGTATTCCAATCTCAAGAACCTCAATCTGCTGGTATCTTAGAAGCTACTTTAGCTGACGCTGTTACAGGTATTACTATCGTAAACGCATAAGACTTAGAATCTTAAAATACTAAAGGGACCTAATAGGTCCCTTTTTTTATGCACTTTTTTAGGTTGAGTATCAATCACTTGTAAACTTTAACAAAATTTTAACATTTAGATTTTTACTAATTCAAATAAATGTGTTATATTTACATATCAAAATTAAAACAATATAAAAATGAAAATTGAAGAATTAAAACAGATCACATTGCAAGAATTAACAACATATCATTTAGAGCAATATAGAATTTACTCAAATTCACCTTTTACCACTAAAGGAGAAAGGGCATTACTACAATTTAAAGTAGCTAATAATTTGCTTCAACGATTTGAAAGTGAATTTTCACCAATTGATGAAGTACGATTTCGTTTAAATGAACTTAGTTATGCTGATATTTTTGAAAATTCAATATTTAACAAAGATTTAACAAAATTAATTTTACCGATTCAAAAATAAGTATTATATTTACATATAGAAATTTAAAAACAAATAAAAATGAAAAAAGTAGTATTAGGTTTAGCAATGTTATTAGTATCGATGGTTGGTTACAGTCAAAATTACAAAGGATTATCTGGTCATTTAAATGTAAATGATAATGTTTGGATTTTAGATTGGTTAAATAATGATTATAAAATCTTAGAAGATAATGCATATCTTATTTTGCAATCTAAAGCAGAAGTTGAAGAATTATATGCTGATATGTTAACAGCAATGGAATCTACAAATGGTACAAATACTATCACTAAAAAATCATATAAGATAGTATACACTGAAAAAACTATAATGCTTTATAATAATAAAGAGCAAAATACTGTAATACCAAAAAAATATGCTAAAGTTGGTATGTCGGCAATATTAGAATCTATTCAATATATGAAATAGTATTTTAAAAAGAAACAAATCTAAAAAGCAATATATAATTTACATATTTGTTTAATTAGTTTTCATTATGATTAAGGGTAGAAGTCGCAAGATTCCTACCCTTTTTTTGTGTGACATGTCAAGCCTCGAATTCCATATATCTATTAGTATAAAAATAATCTAAATTAATGATTAACCTTATAAATAGACAGGTCAACAATGATATAATTATCTATGTTAACACAATGGACCCAGACATTCCTTATGATTCAAATAACTTCTTATTTGGATTTAAGAATGGATTTACCCATAAGTGGAGCTATGTAGTGCCTCAGATTGTAACTCAAAACACGAGATACACTCAATTTGAAATTACACTAGTTATTCCATCTCAAGAAGATGGTGAAGCTGGGTTACTCCATTTATCTCCAGACGGAAACTTTGATTACAAACTTTGGGCAATTGATGAAGTAACATTAGATCCTATGTTTGGATATGTTCTTGATGAAGGACAAGCTTACTTAGAATCATGTGAAGAATCTGTAGAAATAACGTATGTTTCAGATAATGAGAATGACAAGAGTATTGTATACCTATCACCATACGATCCAGAAATAGATCAAGCACTTGTATCAAAAGATGAACAACTCTTAACTTATGTAAATACCCTTGATAATCCATGGGGACCGATCAATAGTTACTTATTAATTGGATTTCAAAATGGATTTACTAAAGAATGGCATTATGTAATACCTGAGATTATCATCAGAAATACCAGATACACTCGATTTGCTTTTACAATGGTATTACCAGGATATGGAGATCCTTTAAACGGAGTGGTCGCTATATCACCGACTGGTAACTATGATTATAAGATTTGGGCGACTCCTACTATAACTTTAGATCCAACTGATGGATATTTATTAGATGAGAGTCAAACTTATTTAGAAGTTGTAAAAGAAATGAGCAATGTTACTTTTATTAGTGACAATGAATCAGAACTAAATGTAGTATACCTAACAAGAGATTGTTCAGATTGTCCAATTTGGTCAACAGATCCAGATTACTGGAATATGGCTTGGGGTTACTGGAATTGCGAATATGCAGATTAAAATTAAAATAAAATAAAAACATGGCTGACAATTTAACCAATAAGCACATATACGAAACGTATCATGGACTTATTAAAACGGGCGATAATTTACCAATTGATGGTACATTAAAGGTGTTATCAGATGGAGATGGTAATGAACTACCAATTTCAGTATCTGAAGACGCTACAAAATTTAAAGAAGGTTCTACCGCAGACTTTACTGATGTTACGATTATCGGTGCTGCAGGATTTCAAGGACCACAAGGAGCAACTGGAGCACAAGGAGCACAAGGAACTAATGGAATTAATGGAGCACAAGGTGCAACAGGATCCCAAGGACCACAAGGTACTAATGGTGTTGATGGAGCTCAAGGAGCAACTGGAGCGCAAGGTCCTAGAGGTTTTCAAGGTGTTCAAGGAGCTAACGGTTCTAATGGAGCTCAAGGTTCTCAAGGTCCGCAAGGTTCTAACGGTTCTAATGGAACACAAGGATTTCAAGGATTTCAAGGTGCACAAGGATCACAAGGAGTTCAAGGTCCTCAAGGAGTTCAAGGTCCTCAAGGACAAAATGGTATCTCTACTGGAGCAACATATTACTTTAATCAATCACAAGCATCAGATGTTTCACCATATAAAGTATTATCATTAGTACCATCGGGTTCATCTCAACAAACAGTAACAGAAACTGGTATTGGAGCTAGCACGAACAGATTAATGTCCCAATTCTTAACACCGCAACTTGGTATTGCAGTAATCCCAGGTGGAGTACAACAATTTCATTTACATTTCTTAAAGAATGCTAATGCAAATGATTTTGAAGCTTACGTAACTTTAGAACTAGCAAATAGTGCTGGAGTTTCTTATGGCGCAGTATTGACTTCTGGTGCATCATTAATCAGTTGGATAGATTCATCAACTCCAGTAGAAGTAACATCAGATATCACACTACCTACAACGACAGTATTGCCTACAGATAGAATGATCGTTAAAGTTTATGTTAGAAATATTGGAAGTGGATCTCACCCAATGAATTGGTATACTGAAGGAACTTCTTACTATTCATTTGTTGTAACAAGTGTTGGTGCTACTGGAAATCAAGGTCCACAAGGTCCTCAAGGATCAACAGGAGCTCAAGGTGCAGCAGGACCTGCAAACTTATATGTAAATGAAACTACTGATGTAATTACAACCAGAATGAGTAATATACCAATAGGATCTATTAATAATATTAACTTCTCACCTGATACAAATGGAATCTATTCACTAGGTAACCAGGCAATATCGATTGGATTTGATTCTGCTAATACATCAGATGGTGGAATCTACATAGGAAGATATGGAAATATTTCAGGACCTGGATCAACATTAGTTGGTATGTATTCATTTAGTAATGGAGATGGAGATGTAATTTATGGTAATGGAAACGTTGCAGCATATTCAGGAGGTCAAGCAAATACAAATCACATTATCGTAGGTAAGAATAACACAGTTCCTGATGGGTTAATAGAATCATATATTTTTGCTTCTAATTATGTAGCAACAGATTCTTATACTTTCCATACTAGAAATATTAAAGCAGAAAGTCTTAAAATAGCTGGATATGGTGAAGTAATTAATTCAGCTGGAGAATGGGTTGGTCCTGCAACAGGAATTCAAGGACCACAAGGTCCTCAAGGTACAATTGGTGCTAATGGAGCTCAAGGAGCAACAGGAGCTCAAGGTACAATTGGTGCTAATGGAGCTCAAGGTCCTCAAGGATTTCAAGGTACTCAAGGATTTCAAGGAAATCAAGGAGCTAATTCAACAGTTCCTGGTCCTCAAGGTCCTCAAGGTCCATCTGGAGGCGGTAGTGGTGGAGTAAGAGCACAAAGTATTGATACGTTACCTATAGTAGATTATAAAATATTTGGTACTTATGCATGGAAGTCTTGGTTTCCATCTAATACATTCTCAGTTACCGCGGCACCTACTATTAATACAAATGCTCAAATGGCTATATTTCCAATAGGTGAAGGAGAGACTATTAGTGGTATCTGGTTTGCTGTACAAACAGCAGCTGCATCAGGAACCGTTAATGCAGCACTATATTATATTAATAAAGGTTCTAATGGATATTTACAATTAGGAGATAAAGCAGTAGATATTACTGGAATTACGAGTACGACTGGAAGTAAACAATTAGTATTAGCATCTCCATTTACATTTCCAACTGGACAAAATTATGGAGCACTTGCATTAGTTGTACAATTTACCGGAGCTGGAGGAGCATTTACAGCCTGGAGTACAAGTGCTGCATGGAATAGTGCTGGTGGTGGTGGAACAGGAGATACTACATTTTATAGAAATATTCAATTAACTGTTACTGGATTAACTGCTGGAGTTTTACCAAGTAATTTATCAACTGCATCATTTGGAGGTAATACAAGTAATGCTCTATGGGCTTTTATTAGACCTTAAAAAAATAAAAATTAAATATGCCAAATACAGAAATTAAAATAACGGAAATATTTGAAGTTGTCGATGGGGTTAGTACTCTAATAGACACTATTCAACAAGAAGTAGAAGTACCTACACAAGAAGAAATTATTGCCGAAAAAGAGGCAGAATTACTTGCAATGTACAAAGAATTACAAGAATTAAAAAACAATATTTAATATGAACTCAATACTAACAAAAGCCAGAGCAATGGCATTCTTTAAGAAGTTAACATTAACTGGAGGAAGAGAATTAACAGAATCTCAATTAAATGATTTT